TCCAATTAAATGTATTACCAAGATGGAGAAGTTAGATGTTTGATGAAGCTGAGTTTCCTAATCCTGATGCATGGGGAGATCTTGACTGGTTAAGTGAAGAAAAGTATAACCTAATGAAGGAGAAATATAACAATATGCCAAAAAAGAAAAAAATTAAGAAGAAAAAGAAAAAAGCTAAAGCTAAAAAGAAAAAGAAAAGATAGTTAAGATGTGGAATCCGGATCGATTGTTTGTTGTGACAGTGGTTATAGTTTTACTGTCGTGTCTTTACTTTCTGACTCTGATTCCTCACTAGAATTTAAAAGCTCTTTAGCTTCTAATACTTTCTCGTTCTTCTCTTTGATTGTTCTCATCCTTTCATAGAGTTGATCGAGATTGAGGTCGTCAATCTTGCCATGCCTAATAATCTTTTGATCAATATAATATCCAGCCACTTTGCCTCGAGCTATTTCAGTAGTCGCTGCAGCCGCTAGATTCCTATTATCTTTTTTACCTCTATCCCTAATCTTTCCAAGTTCTTCCAGGTGAGCCTCAAAACTTATGCCATATTTATGCCTTACTTCGTCTCTGAGATTACTAATGTGAGCACACACTAATGGGTAGTGTTTTGGGTTGGTCATTATAGATCCTTCTCTGGATGCGTCGGAGTATCCCGCGAGTCTTGCCGCTTCGGTTTTAGTAATGGGACTTCCTTCAACTCCATAGACGATGAGTTGGGCGAACTTCATTTGTTTTGGTGTTAAATGTTTGCGTGGTCCCGGCATAATGTTTGACAATATACAATAGTTATTCTATAAGCGCAACAGAATGGCGATTACAGGAAAGATTCTAGATCACGTCTTGAAGAAGTTCATGAAAGCTGAAGTTGCTCAGTCCAAGTGGAATTACCAAACGGTGAGATGTACGATATGACACAGGTCTTACTGCTAGAGAATCGAATCTTGGGCGATAGCGAGACACATAGATTAGTTTTCAGATGCAAAAAACCTGTCCATACTATTGGTAAAATCATCGGTAAATTATAAACTATGCTTGGGGTGATTAGACCGGTCATTACTGAGCGACAACTTTGGAAAAAATTAAAAAATGAAACTACCTCAATATCATGGACCAGGCTGGAAAACTGGGCTTTATTCGGTACTCCTGATCTATTGGGTTATACTTCTAACGGGACCTTTTTTACAGTAGAATTAAAATCAACTTCGCCCAAAAATGCCCAATTTGTGCGGTTCTCCCCGCACCAAATATCATTCCACATTAAGCACAAAAAAAATACTTTTGTCCTGGTTGCTTGCAGCCTGGAGCTTGGGGGCTTCCGACTTTATCCGGGTTCCCGGATCCTTGAGCTTGTTGACTTGGGCTTGAAGCTTGAACCCTTGGCTTGTGGCCTCGATTCCTGCACCCGGTTGCTTGAAGGCTTGTAGCCATTGTCCCGGCACCATTCATCGTGAAATTTTTTTATTTTAGTGGATTTTGTATTGAACTTCTTTGACATCTTTGCTCCAACACGCACGGCAGCTGCCGCAAACGTTTCCTTGATCCGGGGCCGGGCACACGTGACCAGCTCTCGGCGTCGTCACCACGGTGGACCAATGAGGCCAGAACTTGCCGGGCCTTGTATTATTTTTTGCGTTGCTTAATCTTATTAATAAATTTTTCGGAAGTACATCAGGATCTATAAGCGCCAACAGCTTGCGCTCCTGAGTTGGCAGCCAGTGCCGGGTCTCCGGCGTGAGTTTACAAACCTCTAATATATTTTTAAAATGTGTAACGCTCTGCAGGTCTCCGCTGTCGTGCCATCTAAAATGTTTTTTACCTTTAATTAAAACAGCCATGGCTTCGATCCATTGCGGATGCTGAAGAGATTCCAGGCGCCGGGTCAAGGCGTCCTTTACATTCTGGAAATTGTAGCGGCCTTTGAATGCATAACAACCATGGCAGGGGGTGCCTTTGATCTCGCGTAGTTTGCGGCCTGTAATACATGCGGCAGCCGGCAGGTTATAGCTGCCTTCTGGCATTTTACCGGGAGCGCTCAGGCCGCCGGTGATTTTTTCAGCTTCGTATTTAAACATATCTTATAATATCCTATAGCTTGTAGGCTGTCAAGCAGGCCCCTCTAGCACGTCGCTTCGTACCCGGTGTTTTAAGCATGTGCAGTTTAAAGAAGAGCCAGCTTGAGAGCTTGCGGTCTTTAGTCTTTTTTGATTTTCTTTAAAAACCCGGGATCTACGCTTGAGATGAGCGCGCCATCCGGCGCGCTCAGCGTTTAATTGTTTGAATGTTTTATTAATCAAGTAGCACCATATATTGTTTAGGAAAGTTGCGGCTGAACCAGTCGCAGCCCTTCTCCACCAGGTCATATTTATGCATTGCTTCAGCGCCTATGATTACATCATAAACAGCTGCAGCATAGCCTGGCACTGTGCATTTTTCACCACCGAATCTATTTTCGATTGTGACGTCCTTATCACCATCCAGGTTATAGTTCGCATCCTCGAACGGGACTTTTACTTTTTTACCTTTATATATTATTTCTTTCATGATCCCACTATATCCCAGGTCCCTGCAGCTGTCAACCTGAGTTTTTACTCACGTATAAAGTGATTGACTTATCCCAGAAAAACCTATAGACTTGGCAGGTGGTTGGGGATGGCGGTTAATATATATTGGGCGGGCCCACCCGCTTGAAGACTCATTGCAAAAGCGCGCTGCGCGCGCTTGAGGCCTTATTCATATTTTTTATTTTTTTGGCCAAATTAATGCCACACTAGTACAAGGACTTATATAACTTGACCCGGGATCCGCTATCAGGCCGCATAGTTTTTGATAGGCATCGCGCGAGGCCATCGGATCCCGGCTCAAGTTTGGCCAAGCGGCTTAATATTAATTTATAAAGCCGCGTAACCGCTTGACCCCGGATCCTACTCTCTGTACCGGTAACTCGTAATAGGATCCGGGCTCAAGTTTCATATCAACCCATATGCGCTTACTTAAGAACGCATATGAGCAAAACCTAGCTCAATGTATAGGTCGACCGCAGAGAGCCGATTTTTATTCATATTCATTTTGAACCTTATGTGCGCCCTTATTCACACATAAGGTTCTAAGCCAACCACATCAACCGCATTTTGATTGGTTCGTTGGCATATCATATCTCTTAATCGAACCAAACGTCTTTAATAATCATATACAATAAAAAGCCAAAGCCTAATATTGGTATGAGAAAAATACTATCAACAATCATACAAATATTATAACTCCTAGTCCAACAGCTATTGCAAAAATATTCAAAGCCATAAGCCATGGTGGAAATACATCCCAACCCTTTTTAATTATTTCTTTTAATGGTGTTCCATATATCATCATAGTTATCTTTCTCACTCTTGCCACCTAGAAAATAAAACAAAGTTGATAGTCTAGGTGGTTCAAGTTTTATTCTTTTATCATCAAAACCTAAAAGGTTAATATCTTAAAGAATTAAATCTTATATAATCCCATTGACTATTGATGTCAAGAGGTCTATTGTAATTTTTTAACTTAAAGGAGAAATAACAATGGCTAGACTAAGACTAAATCAAGAGTACCGAAACAAGATCGCAAACCGCTTGAGGGTACATCTTGAAAGTGAGAACACGCAAGAAAGAGAAAAATTCTTTCAGTTGCGTGAACAAATGAAACCACTTCAAGATGAAACTTGGAAACTATATTAAAATGGCTTATCATTTACAAAACAAGTTTGAAAATGTGGACACTATTGCAAAAGATAGTTGCTTTCATTTTGGTTATCAAGGTCAGGTCGAAGATCGTGACGAAAATGACAAAGTCGTTATGAAGGATAAATACATTGAAAGTCATTTCGATTTTAAACTTAATGGCAATATCAATGGTGAGGAAACCAATAGGCAAAATGATTTTGCTTATGCTATGTATCGTGATGAACTCAAAAATAGACCAGACTGTAATCCAGATATAAATATCGAGCAGAAAGATAATCAATCAAATCCACATTGGACTAAGATTGATGACGCTAACGAAAAATATCTTGGACTAGGTGGTCGAGGTCGTGAGAGTGATGATCATACTTCGTTTTCAAGAGAATGGAATAAAGATTATGTTCTCGATTTAATTGGTCGAGAATATTGTCGTGATCGTTCTATTGCCTGTAAAGAAAATGAGTATGCAATCTTGATGACTTGGCAATCCGCAAAAGAACAATTAATCATGGCTCATGAAAAATGGATTACAAGTGTTTTAAATCAAGTGGTTAAAATAAAGACTTGGCTGAAATCTTGGAAGTATCTTGATGAAGCTTTGGACTTTGCTAAAAAAGCAAAATGTCCAATTGATGAAGCAGAAATAATAAGATGCAATTCAACAGGTTTGGCGATTTTCAATCCGCAAAATTGTGCGGACTATCTTGAAAGCATGAAAAACAAAAATGTTTCAAGAGAACAAAAAATCTTGGCACGTCAATTATACGATAAACAATCACAACAATAAATCGTTTGACTTTAAATATGGGATAGTTTAATATTATCCCATGTTTAACAATAAAGGAGAAAGTCAAATGTTTGGAAAAAACAAAAACGCAATTCTTTCTACTACTTTGATCGTCAAAGTTAGAAAGTATAAAAATCAAGAACCTTTTTTCAGTTTATATAATCCGCCATCTATGGCAGATAAACCTAAAGCTGATGAGGTTGTTCATAAATTAAATGATCTTGAACAATACAATGTTCAAGAAATAAAAGAGGGTTGGCAAACTGAGTATTACTCAGTTCCAATGACAC